AACCGATGGATTGTTTTTCAAGAGATCAATGGAGTCGAGGTCGCAGGAACTAGAGGTACGTATCCAATAGGTAAGAACCCCTTCATCCCCTTACGGTTCACCCGCATTGATGGTGAGCACTACGGGCGAGGCTTCATCGAGGAGTACCTTGGTGACCTCCGTAGTCTTGAGGGTTTAACTCAGGCTATCGTAGAGGGGTCAGCAGCATCAGCCAAGGTGCTGTTTCTGGTTAACCCTAATGGAACCACCCGTCTGCGCACACTCTCCCAGAGTGAGAACGGTGCTATCGTACAAGGCAACGCCGACGATGTTAGCGTGTTGCAGGTACAGAAGGCTGCAGACTTTAAGGTAGCCTATGATGTCATCGGTATGATTAAGGAACGCCTAGGCTTTGCCTTTCTTATGAACACCTCGGTTCAACGTCAGGCCGAGCGAGTTACTGCCGAAGAGATTCGGTACATGGCACAGGAATTAGAGGATGTATTAGGTGGAGTATATTCAGTGCTGTCGCAGGAGTTCCAGCTACCACTGGTCAACCGAGTGATGGATAAGATGCAGAGGAAACGTAGGTTACCTAAGCTTCCGAAGAAGCTAGTCAAGCCTACCATCGTGACAGGACTAGAGGCACTGGGTCGTGGTCATGATCTTAATAAATTAGATGTGTTCATACAGGGAGCAGCTCAACTTCTTGGGCCTGAGTTCCCAACGTATGTTAATATGTCTGACTACTTGAAGCGTCGGGCTACTTCGATTGGTATCGAGACTGCTGGTTTGATAAAGACTGCAGAGGAGATCGAGGCAGAGAAGCAAGCACAGCAGCAACAGGCTGCTATGATGCAAGCAGCAGGGCCAGCCATTAATGCTGCTGGCAAGGTAACAGACACTGCTGTTAAAGAAGGAATGCAACAACAACAACAACAATAAATAATAATAATACTATGGGAAACACAGAGACAGTAACATTCACCGAGGACAGCAACGGGCCTGACGCCCCTCAAGAAAACACACAGCAGACTCAGGATACTAGACCTGAAGGTTTGCCTGAAAAATTTGAAAGCGTGGAAGCCCTCGCTGAATCCTACTCAGCCCTTGAACAAAAGATGGGAGCTGGGGAAGAATCGGAAGAGGGGACTACCGAAGTTGAGCAAGCTTCAGAAGCTATCGGGGCTGACGCTTTCGAGCAGTACAGCCAAGAGTACATGGAGAACGATGGTCAACTGAGTGAGACTTCTTATGAGACGCTGGCAAAGGATCACAATTTTTCAAAAGAATTAGTGGACTCCTTTATCCAAGGACAGGAAGCCATTAGTAATCGTATGCTAGGAGAGGTACACGATACCGTAGGTGGAGCTGAGAAGTACCAAAAGATAATGGAGTGGGCTACAGCTAACCTAGCTGAGTCAGAGATTGATGCTTATAACAGTACAGTAGAGAATGGAAACGCCAGCTCTATTAACCTAGCGTTGCAAGGAGTTCACGCTAAGTATGCTGCAGAGAATGGGTTCTCTCCTTCTCTTATCCAAGGGACAGGCAAGGGCAGAGCTGCTGGCTACGAGTCCCGTCAGCAAATGATTAATGACATGGCTAAACCTGAGTACAAAACTGACCCTGCGTTTCGGGAGACTGTTGAGCGTAGGTTAGCTAGTACACCTAACACAGTTATTTAACTTCAGTGTCCATTGCGTCTCGTTCACGGGGACGCCTCCTAGGAGGGGCTCGGTTCTATACCGCCGAGTCCCTCCGCTTTCAAAAAAGGTGTTGACCTTTTCTTATTTCTGTACTCTATTGCGAACAAGCCAACTGAATGTGGTACGGTGAGTGTTGCTAGCCCCGTCATGGCGGGACAACTAATTACAGTCAGGTGCAACGAAGTTGTGTGAAACCTTTTTAATTAAACAACCTAGCAAAAGAAAATATTATGGCAGATACTACTCCGTCACGGTTAGGCCAAGTCAACGCTTCAGGCGATGTTAAGGCTATTTTCCTAAAGAAATTCGCTGGGGAGGTTCTCACGACATTCGAACAAACGAATGTAATGAAGCCACTCCACACTATTCGTACCATTAATAATGGTAAGTCGGCTCAGTTCCCCATCACTGGTACAGCAACCGCTGGTTACCATGTCGTGGGTCAAGACCTAATCAACGCCTCCAACTCTGGTGGTGTTCAAGCGGTCAAACACGCTGAGAAAATCATTAGCATTGATGAACTGCTAGTGGCTTCCACCTTCGTCGCCAACCTTGACGAACTAAAGAACCACTACGATGTTCGTTCGATCTACTCCAGTGAACTGGGTGCTGCACTAGCAAACAAGTTTGATAGGCAAGTCATCCAGACTGCCTTGTTGAACACAGCTACGTTCAGTGCTACGGGTATCGCTACTCCTGCAGTTACCACCATTACGGGTAACTACGCAGCGAGTTGTGTCTACAGTGCCGCCGGTACTGATGCCACTGACAAGCGGTTCCTCGGTGCAACTGGAGCTGGAACCATGGACACTGACGGTCTGTACTTGGCGAAAGCCATCTACTCAGCGGCTCAACTTCTCGATGAGAAGGACATTCCTGCTGCAGATCGCTACTGTCTCGTGAGTCCTCAACGCTACTACAACCTCATCCAAGCTGAGACTGCTTCGGGTAATAACCTCCTAACAATCAATCGTGATTGGGACGGAAACGGTTCTTACTCTAAGGGTACTGTGGCTCAAGTCGCTGGTATCACGGTGGTTAAAACCAACCACCTCCCTACTACTGACGTAGCTGCTGAGACAGGTCAGGCCAATACCTACTCTGCTACGTTCGGTGTGAGCGGAGGAGCTTCTGAGATTATGGGCCTCGTGTTCCATAAGTCAGCAGTTGGTACTGTTAAGTTGCAAGACCTCTCTACTGAGAGCGAGTACCAGATCCAACGTCAAGGCACGTTGATGGTCGCTAAGTATGCCATGGGTCATGGCGGCTTACGCCCTGAGTGTGGTGTTGTTCTGATGAACAATGACGACAGTTAAGATGTAGCCTATACAAACTGAGGGGAGTCCACTAAGGACTCCTCTCTTTTTTGTTGTTGTAATTTATGAGGGGATGATAAATAAAGGCACTTGACATGAGTACATTGGGAAAAACTACCAGACTAACCGCAGTTAACCAGATGCTCAGCTTCATTGGGGAAGCCCCGATAAACAGCCTTTCAGATAACACAGGCTCTGGGGATGATTCACTGGCTGAGTCTATTCTAGACGAAGTAACCCGTGAGGTTCTCTCTAATGGGTGGCACTTCAATACCAACATTGATGTAGAGCACGAGCCTGATGCTAGTAAGGAGATCAACTTAGGTGACACAGTGCTACGAGTGGACACCAAGGTTGGGCAGTATGGCCTGATGGATATAGTCCAGCGAGGCAAGAGGCTGTACAACAGAGATGGTAATACTTATGAGTTCGATGATGCCATCAAAACAACAGAAGTAATCGAGCTACCTTGGGATGATCTTCCAGAACCAGCCCGCCGCTACATCGCTCTCCGAGGGTGTCGGCTGTTACAGGATCGGGCCATTGGTTCTAGGGAGTTGACTGAAGTAGGACTCAGAGAAGAGTCCGTGGCTTTAGCAGCCCTGCGGGAGTTCGACTCCGACAGTGCAGATCATTCGATCTTTGACTCATCTCTCCCAGCTAAAACAGTCAGCGACTACCGACGATACACTAGCTATTAAGCGTTATGCCTCAGATTAGCACCACAATTCAAAACCTTTTGAATGGCGTGTCTCAACAGGCCGACTCTCAGAAGTTTCCTAGTCAAGCTCAGGAGCAGATCAATGGTTTCTCCTCCCCTGCCAAGGGGTTACTCAAGCGGAACCCTACCAAGCACGTTGCTAAAGTGTTCAACAGTACTCCTACTGATGTGTTCTCTCAGGCTTTGAACAGGGATACATCGGAGCGGTACATGGTGACAGTCAGGGCTACCGCTAAGAAAACTGTAACCTCCTTAGACACTGGGACAGAGGTGGTTAACTGCGCAACTCATGGGTTTGTAGATGGGGACGAGGTAAGGTTCTATGGGGATACCCTAGGTAGCCTTAACCAGACTGCGCGTTTCTATGTGATAAACAAAACTACTAATGACTTTCAGGTATCTCTGACAAGCGGAGGTAGTGCTGTAGATATTACTGATGCTGGCTCAGGTACACAACAGGTCAGTTTAGATCCTATTTCTATTTATGATCTTATAAACAAAACAGAGAAGGCTGTAACTACGACCAACTCTGCAGACTACTTAGTAACGACCACTCCCTCCACTGTTTTAAAAGCTACCAGCATTGCTGACTACAGCTTTATGTTGAACAACTCGGTTACTGTAGCTATGGACTCGTCTCTTACTACAGATACTAGGAACAAGGGGTATGTCTACATAAAGCAGGGAGATTATGGTACGGATTACACTCTCCATATAGACGGAACTGCGTACACTCATAGAACTCCACGAGACACGGGCGAGTCGGAGACTGCGCGGGACGAGATTGACACTGAATATATAGCTGCTGCACTTGTGACAGCTATAGGGTCTCCATCTGGTTTTACAATTACTAGAGTAGGCTCAACTGTAGAGATCAAGAAGGATGATGGTTCTGACTTTGAACTTATGATCCAAGACTCCTTGGGAGACGGAGCAATGGGGGCTGTAAAGAATGATGCAGATGCTTTCACAGATCTACCGATTTACTGCAGAGACGGTCAGCGTGTGCTAGTTAAGGGAGATGTGGAGAATAACTACGATGATTATTATGTAAAATTTACTGCCGATTCACCCTCTAATCACCTGTTTGGTCGGGGTAAGTGGAGGGAATCGGTAGCACCTAACATTAAGTACAAGCTAGATTCCTCTACCTTTTGTCACACCCTAATCAGGGAATCC